GCTCGTTCGTGGCGAGCTGCGCGGGCGCCGCCTCGAGCTCGCGCTCGCCGCGCTGCACTGCGCCGAGCAGCTTCGAGAGCTCGGCGCGGTAGACCTGCAGCGGCGTCGGGCCGACGCGCGGCGCTGCGGGCGCGCGCAGGCGAGGGCGCTTGGCCTTGGGCTTGGGCTTGCTGGTCATTCGGCAGCCTCGCTTCGCGGGCGTCTGCGAGGGTCGAATGGCGGGATGCCTCGCTTCTTGCGCTCTAGCGCCACCAAGGACGCGCTCACGCCGAGTTGTTCTGCGTAGACACGGTCGTAGTCTTGGCCAAGAGAAACGCTGTCCCAGCTGACGCGGTTCGACGCCGGTCTGTAGACCGGAATGCCGCGCTTCTCGCGCGCCTGCACCACAAGCGACCTGGAGCATCCAAGCCGCTTGGCTAGCGTCTCGTCTTCAACGAGACCGAGCGGCTGCTTCTCCCACTGCCAGTCACGCCCTCGTGCAGGCAGTGGAATGCCGCGCGTTTGGTGCGCTTTGTACACGGTCGCGACGCTGATGCCGTGACGCTTTGCAATCACGTCGGCAGCCACGATGCCGAGGTCTGGGTCTGACACTGCAAGGGCGTGCGCTCTGGCCTGTCGCGAATAACCCAGGATGCCTCTCTTTTTACGTTCGTGCCTTATCGTGCTGACGCGGGCGCCGACAATCTTTGCGTGCTCCTCGTCGGGCATCGTGCCGAAGAGATGGCTTTGCAGCTCGTCCATGTTGACTGCGTTGTGCGCCGGTATGCCGAGCCGCTGCCGCACGCGGACGATCGTCCGCAGATGAAAGCCTGTTTCGTCGGCCACGATCAGGTCTGCCTTTTTCCCGATGTTGGTCGTGCTCCAGTCGAAGCCGCGTAGAAAGGTCCGCGACGTGCGCTTGCCTATCGCGACAACCGACGCTGCGCGCAGCTCAGGAGTGAACGGCACAAGGTCGAGGCCGAGCGGCACTTGCGCCTGCCGCGTGTCTTCTACGTACACGGGCACAGTGCGCGGCTTGCCAGCTTCGCGAATGACGCCCTCTCTGGCAATCAATGCGTACTCGCGATCTACTGTTGGCTCGCCGTGCAAGTAGCTCGCGCCGACCAGGTCGATCAGCAGCGCGCCCGACTTGCCTGGCGCAGCGCGAAGCGCGCGCCCCACGATCTGCATGTACGGACCGGCGTGCTCGCACCCGCGCGCGAGGACGATCGTCTGTACACACGGCAGGTCGACGCCTTCCGTAAGCACATAGACGTTGACCAGCACGCGGGTAGCGCCGCTGCGGAGTCGCGCGAACGCCGCCTCGCGCTGCTCTCTCTTCGTGCTGTCGACGATGAGCTCTGCCGAGATGCCTGCAGCGTTGAATGCAGCCAGGCTCGAGCGCGCCGTCTTTACGTCGCGCTCGAAAACCAGCGCTGGCGTGCCTCTCGCGTAGCGCTGATATGCGTCGGCTGAGTGCAGAGCGACTGCGCCGGAGAGCGGACGCGGCGGCATCAACACGCGGCACGGGACGATGTGCCCGCTGGCTAGCAGCTGGCTGTAGCTGACCACGTCAACCAGTTCGCCGAACACGTTGCCCATTGCCCTTCCGTCGCTGCGCTGCGGCGTAGCTGTGAAACCGACCATGCGCGCGCGCTTGCCTGTGCCTTCGATGACGCGCTGCCACTCGACAGCGCGGTAGTGGTGCGCCTCGTCAACGACGACCAGGTCGTACGCCTTGCGCTTACCCGCCAGCAACGACTGCACTGTCGACGTCGTCACGACGCTCAGCGGGCAGCCTGACGCGGCGAGGCGCTCGCGCAGGTCGTGCACAATCTCTCGGCTGTGTACGACGAACAAAACGCGCTCGTCGCGCTTGGCGGCGTCGACGATCATCGCAGTCGCCATCGTGCCCTTGCCGGCGCCTGTCGGCGCGACAGCGAGCACGCGCTTGGTGCCGCGCGCAAAGCATGCGTTGACTGCGGCAATGCCGCTGCGCTGGTAGGGGCGCAGCCTCATCGCCCGGCCCCCTTCCCATGCTTGTAGTTGCTCCCGTCGCCGCCCTCCTGCCCCTCCCAGAACACGCGCGGCACAGCGTCCTGGTCGAGCCTGTGCAGCAGGTGCAGGCAGTACGGGTGCACGTTGAGCCAGTACCTGCGCGGCGGCAGCTGCTGCAGAAAGTACAGCTCCTCGTAGCCGAGCATGTCGCGCGTCGAGACGAGGTCGCCCCAGGTCGGCAGCCTGCGCTCGCGCGAGACGCTCAGGTGCAGCCAGTCGCCCGCGCCCACGTCGGACGCCAGGTCGAGCGTGACGATGACGCGTAGGCCGTCCTTGCGCGGCTCGAGGTACGTGCCGAGCGCGACGACGTACGGCTGCGCGAGTATCTCGGGGTGCGTCTCGATGCGCGTCCACTGCGTGCGCGGCTGCAGCGCGGCGAGCCGGTCGGTGGTGAGCTGCCCGCTGAGCAGCGCGTGGTCGAGCTGGTCGAAGTCTGCGTCTACGGTGTCGGTCATCGTCATGGTCTAGCTCCGCTCACGAGGTCGCATCCAGCCATGAAGCGCGCATACGCGAGCGACGGCGCCTCGGCGACGTGCTCGACCGTCACGCGCCCCTTGCTGCGCAGGCGCATGCGCTGCACGTCCCACCAGCGCCGGCCGTTGCGCCTGAATGCTGGCACGAAACATTGCACTTCCTCGCATCCTTCCATCGGTGGATCGACAGATCGCGACGGATGGAGTAGCGTCAGTGCTTCCTGCGAAGGAAACGCTGCGGCCTCGCCGCGGTCGTCTTCGGGCCGGTGTTCTAGCGCCGGCCTGAAGTATGCGGTAGGACACGCGCTCGCCGTCGAGGCGCTGCGAGCGATACACGCCGGCCTGCTCGCGGGCCCAGATGAGATGCGTGGTTGTCATGGCTCGGGTCTCTCTTTCTCGTGCCGCAGCCCGAGCGCGAACTCGGCGTGCAGCGCCACGAACGGAATCAGGCACAGGTAGATGTGCAGGTGCCACGGGTGCACGAGCCGCTCGACCAGCACGCCGTGCACGTTGCGCGTCTCGACGATGACGAGCTGGCCAGCGACCGGCGCCACGTCCCAGAACACGCCGACCCACGCGGCGTGCCAGACCACCTCGACGCGTAGGCGCGCGAGTCTCACCGCGACTCCTCGCTCTCGCGCTGCAGCTGCTCGACCTCGTTGACCAGGTCGTCGATCCACGGCAGGCACGCCACGAACACCAGCACGAACACCGCCAGCGCGAACGCGCAGCCGATGCGCAGGACCTCGTCGTCGCGACTGTGCTGTCTCATGGCGTCTCCTCGAGCAGCAGCAAGAGCAGGTCGTACGCAGCGCGGTTCGCCGCAGCCTCGCCGGGGAACTCCTCGAGGTAGTGCTGCTCGTCGTACGCCCAGTCGTCGCGGTCGGTGCGCGCAACAGCTCGACCGCGCGCTGCGTCGCGATGAGCTTGAGCAGCGTCCCGCCCGGCACCAGCACCGAGAAGTACACACCCTGATGCGTCACGCTCTGCGACGCGTGCGCCTGCACCTCGAGCAGGTCGAGGTCAGCCAGGGGTATGTTCGCGGTAAGCATCAGGCAGCCTCCTTGTCCTCGGGCGGCGTCTCCTCGTCGTCGTCCTCCTCGTCAGGCGGCGGCTCGTCGTCGGGCGCGCCGCCCTCGGTGAGCTGCGCCGTCAGCGCCTCCTTGTCCTTCTGCGCCTGGTCGACCTCGTCCTCGATCTCGCTGTCGATGGTCTGCTTGGTGTCGCTCGCAAGGCCGGGCAGCAGCTTCTGGACGAGCCGCTGCAGCATCTCGACCTTGGCCTGCCGACCGATGCCGAGCGAGAGCGCCTGCGTCACCTGCTCGAGCTCGTCGCCGAGCGCGGCGTCCGCGTAGCTCTCGTGCGCGGTGCACTCGATGGCCTGCAGCTTGTCCTCGGCAATCTTGAGCCCGCGCCCCGTGATGATGAGCGTGTCGCGGTCGGCGCGCGCCACCGCCTGCGCGAGCGACACGATCTGGACGTTGGTCTTTTCGAACTCGACCTCCTTGCTCTGCGCGCTCGTGTTGACGCCGCTGGCCTTGGCGTACTCGACGCCGCTGATGCGATAAATCTCGATGATGGTGGCGACGATGCGCGCCTCGAGCGTCGCGGCGATGCTCGCAGGCGGCGCGAGGTAGAACGGCACCACCTTGGCCTGGTCGCTGATGACGAGCCCCGTCGAGACGCCGCCCGTGCCCGTGTTGTTCGCAGCCGGTGCAGCGCCCGGCCAGACGAGCTGCGCGAACACCTGACAGCGGATGTGCTCGTCCATCTCGCTGATGAGGTTGAACAGCCTGCGGCACTCGAGCGCGATGTTCGCGTTGACGCTCTTGGCCTTGACGCTGTCCTCGACGCTCGTGTCCGCACGCCACGATACGATGGGCACCGCGCCGAACGCGTGCGTGCCGCTCGTCGGCGCGCCCGTCACGTCGCCCGAGACCTCGTAGACCGTCCAGTCGGTGCGCGTCCAGATCGTGTAGCGCGTGACCCGCTCGGCCTCCTGGTCCCACGAGGGCTTGCGCGTGAACGTCACGCCGAGCTTCGCCCAGATGAAGCTGCCGTCGTCGTCGAGCTCGTAGTCGAACAGGTGGCAGGGCAGGTTGAGCACGACGTACGGGTCGAGCTTGCCCGCCTGCTCGGCCGTGAGCGCCTCGCGCGGCGCGCTCGGCATGTCGACCTGCAGCGGGAACCACCCGAGCACTGCCGTGACGAGCACGCGGCGCCTGAAGTCCTTGTCGTAGCCGGTGCGGTCGATCCACTCGAGCAGCTCGGGCGGCACGTTGTTGCGCTTGTGGGGCTTGCGGGCGATGTACCCGACCTTGATCGCCGTGGTCGGCTCGACGTAGTTCAGGTAGTGCGCGACGTCGACGCGGCGCTGGTACTTGATGGCGTCCTCGGCATTGAAGCGGTCGAGGTAGCTGTGCGACGACTCGACCACGCTCTTGCTGAGCGTCGCGAACTTGCTGTACGTCTGCGTGACGATGCCCCAGAAGCCCGCGGCGTCTTGCTTGATGCGGCCGAGGTAGCCGCCTGCGCCGGTGTAGCTGTCGAGCAGGAACTGATGCCACTCGAGCTCGAGCAGGTAGCCGTCGCGTTTGGCTTCGAGGGCGTCTTTCGTAGATGCGAATGGCATGGCGGTGTCTCCTAGAGTCCGGGCACGTAGAAGGGCGTCGGCGTGACGCTCGTGGTCAGGTCGATGAACGCGCGGCTCGTCGCGTCGACCTGGTCTTTCTTGGCGCCGTCAGGGAACGCCTCGAGCTCGTTGAGGTAGCTCTCGTTCCAGTCGCCGCGCAGAAGCTTCATGTTGCCGCCCTCGGCCTGCGCGCTGACGGGCTTGGCGTACGTGAGCTTATCCTCGGCTGCAGCGACGATGCGCACGTCCCAGCCGGCGAGCTCGCGCAGGAAGCGCTGCGCCTCGCTCTTGCCGGCGCCGCCAGGGTCCTGCCACAGCGCTTGGCGACAGTGCCTGCCGTCCTCGCGGGTCGTCCTGTGCACCAGCTGCTCGACGGCGTAGGGGCGGTCGCGCAGGCTCTTGACGTCCTGCACGACGAACAGCCCCGACGCGTGCCGCGACATCTTGACGCCGCGCGTCCAGTCCGGCTCTTTGTTGTCGGTGCTTGGCTGCGTCGCCGCAAGGTCCCAGCCGCGGCTCGTCGCGATGACGTCGCTCGGCAGCCGGTCGATGATCTCGAACCACACGCGCTTGAACACGGTGCCTGCGGCTGCGCGTATCTTCCAGTTGCCGCCGAGCAGACGCATGCGCTCGACGAGCGACAGCGCCATGAGCTTGGTCTCGTAGTCGGGGTCGCCCTTGGGGTTATCGGCCAGCATCGCAGGGATGAAGCGGAAGCTCTGCGGACGGGTCGCGCGCGGTCGGCGCAGCACGTGCGCGGCGCGGTCACGCACCTCGTCTGCCGTGTCGCCCCAGACGAGGTCATCGCCGTCGCGCACGAAGTACCTCTTGACGCCTGCGCGCGCCGCGATGGCGTAGCCGTCCTCGCCGATCCACCACGCGACCATCCTGGCGACCCAGCTGTCGGGGTCGGGGTTGCACGTCAGGAAGGCGCGCGGCCTCATGCCGCACTGCGAGCGCAGGCGCGAGTAGAGAAACCAGAACTGGCGCTCTTCAAAGAGAGTCGCCTCCTCGAACGCGAACTCCGCGAACTGCGCGCCTGCGTAGTCGATGACGTCCTTGGCGTGCTGCAGACCGCGCAGCTGGATGAGCGAGCGCGTCTCGGGGAAGCGCCACTCGTGCGTCGAGAAGTTCGGACGAGCAGACCACATCGGGTAGAGGCTCATCGACTCTTCCCAGATGCCGCCGCCCATCGTGACCTGCGGCATCTCGCGCCGGAAGATCGCGCCGTAGTATTTCGGATAGCGCGCAGCGTGCAGACCGAAGCGAAACAGCGTTGACCAGGTCTTGCCTCCCCCGGCTGCCCCACCCGTCAAAGTGATGTCCGCCGACGACGCAATAGCCGCGCTCTGCGGCCCCGCGTTGGGTCGAACGTGCACCTCCTCGACGGTGGCCTCGCTGGTCACAGCGCGCCGACCAGCACCAGGATGAGCAGCAGCAAGAGCAGAAACCCGAGCGAGCCGCTGAACGCAAGCGGGATGCCGCCGTGCCAGAAGTGCGCGAGCAGCACGAGCAGCAGCAGGACGACCAGCACGTTGCGTAGATTGATCATGGGTCCTGCTCCTCGGGTTCGTCCTCGGGTACGTGCACGACGTAGCGAATGCCCGCCGTGATGGGGCCGCCATTGGGGCCGCTCAGCTCGAGGCGCTGCTTGTCGTTGTACAGGTCAGGTCGGTGCGCGCGCAGCTGCTTGAAGATCGCCTCGATGTTGCCGGCCTTCGCGGCGCGCATCGCCCAGAACGTGAGCGTCGTGTTGCGCTTGGACGCCGCCTGCTCGACGTCGACCCAGAGCGACGCGTACGGCTCGACGCCTTCCTTGCCCTCGGCCTTCCACCGAAAGTACGTCGTGCGCGAGATGCCTTCGACGCCGAAGGCATCGAGCTCGTCGATGCCTGCCTGGATGAGCTGGCAGACGCGCGCGCGCAGGTCTT